CGGCATTTAAGTTCTATTACAAGATAGCGACAGACTACAAGCTATATAACAATTCCTTTGTATTCCCGGTTTGGGCGACTAACGGAAAGCTTGAAGCTCTGTACAATGTCAATGCTTCAAAGGTCAACCTTCTGGACTACCACGGCGAGATGTATGTGCAGTTCACATTCTATGGCGGAAAGACATATACATTTCCTTATACGGAAGTCATTCACATAGGTTCCATGTACGGAAACAACGATATCTTCGGTTCTGATAATATTGCGATCCTTCCTGTTTTGGACACGGCTAACACATTTAATCAGAGCATGAGCAAGTTTGCCGAGCTCGTAGCGATTGTTCGAGGTATCCTTGAGGTTAACGCTTCAACTAAAGACGAAGACCTTAACGCAAAGCGCGATAAATTTATCAAAGATAATCTCAAGATGGAAAACAACGGCGCCGGAGTTATTGTTACGGATCAGAAGTACAAGTACACTCCGATCCAGGATAAGCAGACACCTATCCCGGAAGGACAGCTCACGTACGTCAAGAACGAAATCTACGACTATTTCGGAACGAATGAGAAAATCGTCCAAAACAAGGCGAATTCCGAAGAGGAGGATTCCTTCTATGAGGGCGAGATCAGACCGTTCCTGCAGCAGCTCGAACAGGCTTTCACTTCCTGCCTTTTTACTTCTAAGGAAATCGGTTATGGCAACGAGATAGTCGCTGAAGGCGATAAACTCCAGCATGCGAAGCTCTCTGACAAGCTTAATGCTGTTAAATATCTGTCTGATATCGGTGCTCTTGAGATTGATCAGGCGCTTACTACACTCGGATTCCCGCCGATCGGAGGAGAAGAGGGAAAGAGGCGAGTCCAGACACTCAATGTTGTTAACGCTAATCTGGCTGATAAGTATCAGCTTGGAGACGACAAAGACGACGAAGACGATGAACCGGAGGATAAAGATCCTTCCGAAGAAAATAACCCTGATGAGGGCAAGGAGGAAGAGGAAGATGTATAAGCCTAACGAAAGAGAATACAGAAGCTTTGGTTCATTTGAGACCAGAGCTGCTGAGGAGTCTGATAACAGTCTTGTTATCAGAGGCTTGCCGATCGTATTCAATAGAGAAACTGTTCTCTGGGAATATGCTGGCATACAGTATAAGGAAAAGATAGATCCCGGCGCCTTAGACGGATGCGACATGTCGGATTTCATTTTTAATAGGAACCACGGCATGAACGACGCGACAGTATATGCCAGGACACGAAACAAATCCCTTGAATGGGATATAGGAAAGGACGGTCTCAACATCCAGGCGTTACTGGATCCCGAAGACCACAGGCACGTAGATCTTCATAGAGACATTAACAAAGGGCTCATCGACAAGATGAGCTTTTCTTTTGTCGTTAAAGAAGAGGCTTACGACGTCGACACACATGTCAGGACGATCCTTTCCATCAAAAAACTCTACGATGTCTCAGCCGTGGATTTCCCGGCTTATGACGATACAAGCATTACGGTAGCGAGGAGCAAGTTCTCGGAGGAGTACGAGAAGGAGTTCAGGGAGCTGGAGGAGCGCCGCCGCAAGATCCTGATGCTTAAAACATTCTGCTAAAAATAAAAGGAGAAAAAATCATGAAAATTGAAATCAGAATGAATGAAATCAAGGCACGCAAGCTTGAGATCCGTTCTCAGCTTGACAACAACTCTGAGGCAGACCTCGAGGCTCTCGAGAAGGAACTCCGCCAGCTTGACGAGGAGTATGCTGAACTCGAAAAGAGAAAGGCGATCATTGACGGCCTTAACTCTGGCTCTCTCGAAGGTACTCCTATCGTTAACCCTGTAGCAGCAGAAGGCAGAGCGACAGATACAGAAAAAGAGTATCGTACAGCTTTCTTTAAGAAACTTCAGGGCAAGGAACTCACAGCTTCTGAGCAGAGAGCAATCGACAGCTCAGACGTTCCGGGTGCTATTCCTACAGAGACAGTTAACGAAGTCATCCGCAAGTTGAAGCAGCTTGTACCTCTCTTGAATGAGGTTACTTTGCTTCATGTTAAGGGCAACGTTTCCTTCTGCGTAGAAGGCACAAAGAATGCCGCAACTCTCCACACAGAGAACGCTTCCATCTCGGCTTCTGACGATACACTCGTTACAGTTTCCCTTGCTGGCTACGAGATCGTTAAGCTTATCCGCATCTCTAAGACTGTTAAGACAATGAGCATCGGAGCTTTCGAGTCTTGGCTCGTTGATATGATCACAGAATCTATCGGCGAGAAGATTGAGGACTATCTCGTCAATGGTACAGGTTCTTCTCAGCCTCAGGGTATCGAGAAGGCTAACACTTGGGTTAACAATTCCACCGGTATTACTTGGGCTGGCGGTTCTCTTGCTGATGTTGATATCACAAAGACAATCGGATTGCTCCCTGGCGGCTACGACAGAAACGCTAAGTTCCTTATGTCTAAGAAGACGCTCTGGACAAACGTTATGCCTATCCGCGACGACTCCAAGTCTCCTATCGTAAAGGAAGATGCTGGTAAGGGATTCCTTATCCACGGTTATCCGGTTCTCCTTTCCGACAAGGTTACTGCAGGCGTTATCTATTTTGGCGACTACAAGAAGGTTGTTGCTAACCTCGCAGAAGATGTAAACGTTGAGTCTTCCGCTCATTCCGGATTCGGATCCAACGCTATCGATTATAGAGGCACTTGCATCTTTGACTCTAAGGTCGCTCTGGGTGAAGCTATCGTTAAGCTTGCAGCTTCTTTCTGATAGGAGGTGGCTGACATGTCTAAATGGCCTAATGAAATCGGAACCGATGTATTCGGACTCACAATGCCTTCCAAGCAGCTCGCACAGCTTGAGTGGACCGCTGAAGAAGCAGCTGCAAATGACGCAGATGCTATCATGACCTCAAAGGCAGGAAAGACATCTAAGCAGACGATTTCTTCCGGTCTTGAAAATCCGCCTTGTGTAAGAACTCTCACAGTTACTGCAGGCGGCACCGCAGGCGATATCAAAGCCAGCAAGGTCAAGATCATAGGAACAAACTACGCTGACGAAGAAATCAGTGAAGAGTTCCAGCTCACAGCTGATACAGCCGGAACTATTGCCGGAGTTAAGGCTTTCAAAACTGTTAAATCAGTTGAGATTCCTGCTCAGGATGGTACAGGCTGCACATTCACGGTAGGTACAGGATCAGGCTTGGGCCTCCCTGTTATCTTTGATGCTGCTCCTCTTTTCATTGCTACTTTCGACGGTTCTGCAGATGCAGGCGCCATCACAGCTGACGACGATGAGCTTGAAAAGAACATCTACACATCTAACAGCTCTCTTAACGCTAAGGCTGTTAAGCTTTTGATGGCTCTCTGATAGGAGGCAATTATGGCGAGTATATCTGAACAGTATATTCTGAGCATTCGCAACGCTTTACGCATCAGACATACCGCTCTCGACGATGAGATCCGTGACCACATCAAGGAAGCGAGAGCAGACTTGATCCTGGGCGGGATCCTCAAGTCAAAAGCAGAAGACGAGACGGATCCTCTTATAAAGAGGGCCGTCCGTACCTTCTGTAAAGCAGAGTTTGGTCTTGACAATACAGACAGCGAAAAGTACAGAGAATCCTACGACATGATCAAGAGGCACTTAATGCTTTCTGAGGAATATACAAAGGAGGCGAACGATGTTTAAGGATGTTGGCTATTTATGCACCGAAGTAGAGACGCTGGATAAGTTCAACAAGCCTTATAAAACATACGAACGCACTCTCGTTTTTTGTCTTTCCAAAGGTGTCAAGCGAAACGAGTTTTACCAGGCGCAGGCTCAAGGTTATCGTCCTGAGCTCTGTGTCGAGGTTAAAGAGATCGACTATGAGAAACAGACACACTTCGAGTTTGAAGGAACTATGTACAGGATCATCCGTACTTATCCTGTCGACAATGAGTGTATTGAGCTCATAGGACAGTCTCTCGTCAACGACGCGTAGGAGGCGAGCATGTTCAACACCTCAGAATTTATAGCCGAGCTGTCGAAGGCGGTCAACGAGTTAATAAGTCCCACATATTACGAGGAAGCCTTGTCGAAAGCCAATAAGTTTCCTTATGCAGTTATAAGCGGAATCCATATAACCGATCTTGATGACGGTGACTGGACAAGCTTCTACATAGATGTTTGGGCTGACGAGAAGGATCCGACAGCGACAGAACAGCTTGAAGGTTTGTGTGACACTCTCCGAAACGGACTGACGAATAAAGTCATCTTTGTTCCGGGGAAGTTCGGAGCACACATTGGCTTTGAAAGCCAAGACGATAGGACGGAAGCAGAGTTCGACCTGTGCCACAGGAGAACATCATGGTCCGCCAGAATATTTTATAACTAAGGAGTAAAAGTCATGGTTACGAATTTGACTACAAAACAGATCGAATCGATCCAGATCGACGAAGGTATTATCTACCTTAACTACGGTGAAGTCGACCAGAAGGTACTCGCTCCGACAAGAGGCGGCGGCGAATTCGCAGCTACTGTTTCTGTCCGTGATATCGAGTTCGATGGCAGACACGGCAAGACCGCCGGCATGCAGGTCATCGAAGAGCAGGGCGCTTCCCTTAAGGTTACAACGATCGGACTCACTCAGGAGAATCTTGCTTCTTCTGTTCCTACTGCTACAGTCGGCGCAGATGCGGGTAAGACAGTCAAGAATCCTGCTACAGGTTATATTGCAGTCAGTAATTACCTCAAGAACATTACAATGTTCTGCAGAACGATCGGCGGAGAG